AAGGTACAAAGCCAAGATTTGTTTGCACTTGGTTTGGCATGCCCAAGACAAAAAAACTTGACCCTGCTCAGTTGGCGCAATGGGGTGAGACGCAAATACAATTTGGAACTGTGTATCTCAATTATTGTGAAATTGGAAAAACAGTCGAGGACCTAGCACACGACAATGACAAGTACATAGGCGAGGATGCATTCCGACCGTTTGGTCACTACAGTGCCGATTTTCATGTGGCATTTTTCAATCACGATTTAAGCTTCAGAGAGCCAGGCATGCAACAGTACATTGATCGACACCAAGATTTTTTTCTTGCCCATGGCATCACAAGTGTGTATAATGCAATAGCACAACCACTGCGTTTTCCCGTGGCAGATTTGCAGTATACCGGACAACCACAACAACTCATACAAGAAATAGCACGCCAGCAACGTGTGCTTGAAGTAAACATACAATGAAACGATGCACTATACAAATTCGAGATGAAGTAAACATCAAGCTAGAGGGTATCGACTTGGATGTGCGCAAGGCCTTGGTCAATGCATTCAAGTATGATGTACCCTATGCAAGATACTTGCCGGCGGTAAGATTGGGAAGATGGGACGGCAAGGTCAGTTACTTCCAATTAGGCGGATCAACATACACCAATCTCTTGCCAGAGATCATGCCCATCCTGGAACGCTACAATTACGACATTGAGTTAGATGACCAAAGAGAATACTCTACTGTATTTGAGTTTGCCCAAGTTACAGAACAAACATTTGCACACAAGACTTGGCCAAAAGGACATCCTGCAGAAGGGCAACCTATCTTGTTGCGTGACTATCAGGTAGAGATTGTGAACAACTTTCTAACCAACCCACAATGCATACAGGAAGTGGCAACAGGTGCAGGCAAGACAATCATGACAGCAGCCTTGAGTGCCAGCATAGAGCCATATGGACGATCCATTGTAATTGTGCCCAACAAGAGTTTGGTTACACAAACTGAAAAGGACTATGTTAATCTTGGCTTGGATGTGGGTGTTTACTTTGGCGACAGAAAAGAACATGGACGCACACATACCATCTGCACTTGGCAGAGTCTAAATGTACTGCTAAAGAATACCAAGGCAGGTGTGGGAGAGGCAACCATACAGGACTTTATTGAAGATGTGGTGTGCGTGATGGTGGACGAAGTACACATGGCCAAAGCAGATGCACTCAAGACCCTGCTGACCAGCGTGATGGCTAGAGTGCCAATTCGCTGGGGATTGACCGGTACTGTGCCCAAAGAAAAGTTTGAAAGCCAAGCCCTATTGGTGAGCCTGGGGCCGGTGATCAGCAAGCTCAGTGCTAACGAATTACAACAACAAGGGGTGCTGGCGCAGTGTCATGTGAACATTGTGCAGTTACAGGATCACGTGGAGTATTCAAACTACCAAAGCGAGCTTAAATACTTGTTGGAAGAGTCTGGCAGGCTGGATGCCATGAGTGAACTCATACGCCATGTAAACGAAACAGGCAACACCCTGGTACTAGTAGATCGCACTGAATGCGGCAGACAATTGGTCGAGCGACTGGGTGAACGTGCTGTGTTTGTGTCAGGTGCAACCAAAGCAAAAGATAGACAAGATGAATATGACGAAGTGGCGGACAGCACTGATAAGATTATTGTGGCTACCTATGGTGTTGCCGCTGTGGGTATTAATATCCCTAGGATTTTTAATTTGGTTCTTGTGGAACCCGGGAAAAGTTTTGTCCGCGTTATCCAAAGCATTGGACGCGGGATAAGAAAAGCAGAAGATAAAGACCATGTTCAAATTTGGGACATAACCTCAACTTGTAAATTTGCCAAGCGCCATTTGACCAAGCGCAAGCAATTCTACAAAGAAGCCAACTATCCCTTTACCCAAGAAAAATTAGAATGGATGAAAATAAAATAACTGTTGCGGTGTGTGGCGAAAGCTATTGTACTGCCAGCACAGTTGATCTTAAAGAAACAGGACTAAGAGGACATTTTAGTCAGATACTTGAAGATCAATATGGCTACAAAGTGTTGCATTTTGCACATGGCGGATTCAGCAACACAGGAATCATGTTTCAGATACAAGAAGCAGTAAAACACCAACCTGATGTAATTGTCTACAACAAAACTTGGGCCAGTCGCATCACCATCAAACTAAAAGATGGATTTCGACCAGATGACGGTTTAAGAAATTTTGTGTATTTTAATTCTCACATGCCTAGTACACATGAGACCTGGACCGGAAATCTCAATGCGCCAATATTAAGCACAGTGCCTCAGGGCTTGGAAAATCATTCAATAGTCTCTCCAGAAAAACTACAGGCTACAAAGCAATATCTTACTGAACTGTTTGATTATGACATGCAACAAATATTAGACAACTGGTTGTTTGAATATTGGCATAACAAAATGTTAGCTGCCGGCATACTGCCATTAAAGTTTACCGATGAAGATGTTGGAAAAGTGGCTGTTGACTTTGGCGGAGCCAATCCAACATTTGATTCTCCATTCCACACAGACCGTGCTACGCAAGAACAAGTGGCTGCAAATATTCATCGCAAAATCGTTGACAAATTGCCACAGACCAAGTAAAATGACAACATGAGAATACTTACCCTAGACAATGCCACTTACGATTTAGATCACCTGCCAGAAGAAGTAGATGACATGCGTTTTGCAATATTAGACAATTCAAATCCAGCAGAGCCTGACTATCACTTTATACCCTTGATCTTTTTGGAAAGCTTCAATGCTCCTGCTCTTGTGTTGCGCATTGGCGAGCACACCATAAAGATGCCCATGGACTGGCAGATCTTGATTGGTGAACCTGACGTTGGTGATCTAGAAGTGTTGCCACTCACATCAATTAACGACCGTGGGTTCAAAGTATTCCAATTCAATCCACTAACCAGCTTTCGTCCCAGTTTTCCGGACATTGAAATCCTAGATGTGTATCATGAGGTATCCTGGTACGCACCCAAACTCAAGAATGGTCAACTGTTGGCTGTGCCTGTAAGTGAAGGTGCGGACCCTGACTGTGTGTACTTTGTCAAAGACGTCAGTCGTAACTGCGAGATTGTGGACTACAACAAGGCCTGGTAATGCCCTACACTGAACCTGAAGTATTTGAAATTATCAATAGACTGGCCAGAGTGTATCTGGAAAGTTATCCTGACGATCGTGAAGGCCTAGAGCGTTTTCTACGTTGGGCACATTTACAATACGGCTACCAATATGGGCACCCTTAAACCGGGTGCCACATACATTTACGAACGTGTGGGCAACGAAGTGTATGCTCGAGAGTTTGGTGCTGATCCTGCTGACCGTAAGTTAATGGGCTATGCATATGATCCTGTGACTGGACATCAAATATCCTACGATAAACGAACCAGCGACGGCCGACCTTTGCTTGATCACCTCCAGGAAGACAAGATGTGGGGCGAAATTCGGCGAGCTGCTCGAACCAATCCCACTTTACAAGACGCACTAGAACGTGCTATAATGATTTACAAACTGACCAAAACTGATGAGCGATAAACTGACCATTGCCAATGAGATGAAGATGTTTGACCGCAAGGTCAGATCATTCTACGACGACCTTACCGCAGAAGAAAAGAAAAAGTTTTCAAACTATCTCATGATACGCTGGGGCTCGGCAGTAGAAGGTTCAAGAGAATTGCAAGAGTTTTATGTGATTGCCACTAACGAAAGATTGAACAAACACTTCTTCAATGTAAGCAAACACCCAAAACTGCAATGGCTCATGGCCACTAGTGTAAGTCCAGATTTAGGATCGCAACGCCATCCTTGGATTGCTCCTAAGAAAAAACAAGCTGGCCTTAGTGCCAAACGCAAAGCACTAATGGCAATGTATCCACACTATAAAGATGATGAGATAGATGTTATGGCAGCAATCACAACACAAAAAGAAATTGACGCATACAACCGCGCTGCCGGCAATGAAAAATGATCCAGCAATTGGTTGTAAATGGATGCAGTTACACCCATTCTTATGCATTGGGCAATGGACACACTGATCTAGCACAGCGGTTAGGTATAACTCAAGCCAACAGCATTGCCATCAGTGGCAGTGCCAACAGCAGGATACTGCGCACCACTCTCAAACACAGTTACACAGCACCTCCTACGCTGTATGTGTTGGGCATGACATTCCTTAGTAGATTAGAAATACCCATCTGCGAACCAGAAAATGATTTTGAAGGACGATGGGTAAATCCGCAAAATCAAGAGTTTGCCTACAGATGGCAAACTGGCTGGAACCAAAAAGAGTCCGAGCAGTTTGTAGACACCAAACTCAAAACTGAAGTGTACAGCATTTTGGATCGTACTGAAGATCTCATGTACCGCATGCTCAGCACAATTGACAGTTTGAAATCTAGAGGACATCGAGTGCTGATGTTTCAACAGGCTGATGATTTGTATCACAAATACCTAACAGATCCCAGATTGAGTTTGTTGAGTCGTCCAGAAATTGTCAATGGATATCGATGGCGAGCAACTGAATGGCAAGCAACTCAAGGTGTAGAACCCAAAAAGTACCCTCCAGGCTCGCCTTATGTTCCTCCGGATATGACACATCCGGCTATAGGTCACCACCACAAGCTCAATGAGTTCTTGACATCTTACATACAAGAGCATAAAATACTACAATGACCCAATGCCAATACTGCAAGAAAGACTTTGCTCGAGAAACCAGTCTAGCAGTTCATGTGTGTGAGCCCAAACGGCGCAGACAGGAACGAGCAGAACGCGGTGTAGAATTAGGCTTTCAAGCATATATCCGGTTTTACGAAATGAGCCAAGGTTCGGCCCGGCTCAAGACATTTGACGACTTTGCTGACTCGCCTTACTATCGTGCGTTTGTGAAGTTTGGGCGCTATTGTGTGAGCACAAGAACAATCAATCCCAAACAGTTTCTTGAGTGGCTGTTGAAAAACAACAAGAAGATTGACCGTTGGGCCAGTGATCAACTGTACACAGAATATCTCATACAACATTTGCCTGCGGAGAATGTAAACGATGCATTAGCTAGAGCAGTAGAGTTTGGCATGGACTGGGCAGAAAAAAATTCAGCACAGCCACAAGACTGCTTGAGATATGGCAGCACTCCGGCCATGTGCTATGCAGTCACAACAGGCAGGATATCACCCTGGGTGATTTACAATTCAGAGTCAGGGCAACGGTTCTTGGGTGAACTCACTCCCGATCAGATCAACATGGTATGGCCTTACATTGACTCAGATGTATGGCAGAAAAAGTTTCACAACTATCCTGCTGATCAAGAATACGCAAAAGACATATTGAGCAAGGCAGGTTGGTAACATGGCAACAGTAATATTTTTAACACTCATACTCTTACAGATCAAACACTGGTATATTGACTTTGTGGATCAAAGCATGACGGAGGTCAATCACAAAGGCGTGTACGGACATTGGGTAGGCATGCGGCACAGTCTCAAACAAGGTATTGGCACAGCCGTGTGTGTTGGTCTAGTGGTTGGTCCGGCCTATTGGCCAGCCAGCATAATAATGGGCGTGATAGATGCTGTGTCTCACTATCACATTGATTGGGCCAAAATGAACTGGGGCAATAGAGACCTTCAGAATCCCAGCTTCTGGGCACACTTGGGCTTGGATCAGATGGCACATCAGTTGACTTACATTGGCCTTGTGGCTATAATTGCATTATGATTAGAAATATTAGC